ACATATACTAAGAGAGTATAGCTCAAAAAAGAGCAAAGCAAGAAAGGAGACCCAAATGGCAGATCTGGATAGATTCCAAGGAGATATGTCCCGTAACGAGGTAGAATTAGACCTCAGTAAATTTATGGAGCTACTCCAAGAACAATCCAAGCTAAAAGACAGGATACGAGAACTTGAAGATATGGATACTCGTAATCCTTGGCAAAAAGTCATATTTATGGCACAGGCTGTAGATAGTTGGAGAATCTTTCCACGTTTGTTTTTAAGTGTTTACATCTTTCTTCTGTACTACAGCACGATGTGGTTCATGGAGCTTCCAGACCCAAATATCGAGCAATCAGGACTTATATCAGTAATCGTAGGTGCTGGAGCAGCTTGGTTTGGTTTGTATGCAGGAACCAGTAAGAGTAAAACAGACCATTAGAGGTTAACATGGCAGTAGAAATTAGTAGGAAAGACGTTACGTCAGACCAACTATTAGACTTACAATCTGAGACAAGGTTTCTTAAATTACCAGTAGACCCATATTTGGAGCTACTCGGCGTGACGCCACTTGCTAGTCAGGTGGCGATCATCAACGCGATAAACAATCCGAAATACCGTTTTGTATGTGCGGCAGTTTCGAGAAGGCAGGGTAAAACCTACATCGCAAATATAATAGGGCAGCTGGTATCATTAGTGCCCAACTCAAACATACTCATAATGTCCCCCAACTATGCCTTGTCTCAGATTTCTTTTGATTTACAAAGAAATCTGATAAAGCACTTTGACCTAGAAGTCGCCAAAGACAATGCAAAAGACAAGGTTATAGAGCTTACAAATGGGTCAACGATACGTATGGGGTCTGTCAATCAAGTGGATAGCTGTGTTGGTCGCTCCTATGATCTTATTATTTTTGACGAGGCAGCTTTGGCTGACGGGAGAGACGCATTCAATGTTGCCCTCCGACCGACGCTTGATAAAGACAACTCAAAAGCAATCTTCATAAGCACACCAAGAGGAAAGAACAACTGGTTTTCAGATTTTTTCTATAGGGGATTTACAGATGAATTTAAAGAGTGGGCGTCTATTCGTGCTACTTATAAAGATAATCCGCGCATGTCTGAAATGGATATTGCAGAAGCTCGAAAATCTATGTCCGAGGCCGAGTTTCGACAAGAGTACGAAGCAGACTTTAACACATACGAAGGTCAGATTTGGAACTTTAATCACGAAGACTGCATCGGAAACTTCGACGAGATCGATACATCCAAAATGGACATATTTGCAGGGCTGGATGTAGGATATAGAGACCCCACAGCTTTCTGTGTATTAGGGTATGACTGGGACGAAGAAAAGTTTTATCTACTGGATGAGTACTTAGATGCAGAACAGACTACCGAAACTCATGCAAAACAAATACAGACTATGATTGATAAGTGGGACATTGATTATATTTATATTGATTCTGCTGCACAGCAGACCCGTTTTGACTTCGCTCAGAATTATGATATATCAACAATTAACGCAAAGAAATCCGTTCTCGACGGTATAGCACACGTTGCAGGAATAGTAGACAATGATAAATTACTTGTTGAACAAACCTGTAAAGAATCTCTTTCAGCACTAGATCAATACCAGTGGGACTCCAATCCCAACCTAATGAAAGAGAAACCGAAACACAATTACGCATCACACATGGCGGATGCGTTACGGTATGCATTATACTCATTTGAGACTTCAGCAACAAGTTTTTAGGATACCTAGTCAAAAATAGTTATTGACATAGTACCTCAAACTAGATATAATTCTCTTACTGAAAATTAGAAAATCAAAAACCCGATGGCCGAACTCAAACGAGATATAGTAAAATATATCCGAGATAAAGCGAAGAATAAGTACCAAAAAGATTCAAAGTGCTATATTTGCGGGGCAGAGACTCAACTTGATTTTCACCATTATTACACCTTAGCACCCTTAGTGCATAAGTGGTTACGAGAAAATAACTTAGACCCAAAGTACATTCTGGCGATAAGAGAAGACTTTATAGAGGAACACCACGACGAATTATATGTACATACTGTTACTCTATGCCATAATCATCACAGACAATTACATAAAGTATACGGAAGAGATCCTGGCTTAGGCACAGTGCATAAGCAAAAGCGTTGGGTAGAGATACAAAGAGAAAAACATGGCATGGTATGACAGATTCTTGAGAAAAGAAGAAGATGTGGAGAAGCTGAATCCAATTCAGCAGTATCTAGGTCAAGCTACCGAAACGTCTCGTGAATATACTCAGAATTATGAAACATACTATGAAACTCTTGAGATTGTAAATCGTGGAGTAAATATCGTTGTAGACGATGTATCAGAAATTCCTCACACGGTTGGAGCTGCTGCAGGACACCATGCTTCAGTAAAAGGAATTAAAAAATCAAGAGTATCTCTTTTACTAAATAGAGAACCTAACCCTTTTCAGGATGTTAGTGCTTTTAAACGTAACTTAATAACGGATTTTTTACTTGACGGAAATATTTTTATTTATTACGATGGTGCTCACTTATACCATCTTCCTGCAGACAAAGTAACAATTCACGGAGACTCTAGGACTTTTGTTGAAAAATATACTTACAATGATATAGACTACGCTCCTGCAGAAATCATACATGTAAAAGAAAATGCCTTTTACTCTATATTTAGGGGGACATCCAGATTAAAGCCTGCAGTACGTACTATGCAACTTACTGCAAACATGAGGCAGTTTCAAGATAACTTTTTCAAGAACGGAGCCGTACCAGGATTAGTACTAAAGTCTCCAAATACACTCTCAGAAAAAATAAAAGAAAGAATGATTCAATCGTGGTCAATTAGATACAGACCCGATGCAGGTGGAAGAAGACCTCTTATACTAGATGGCGGAATAGAAGTTGATTCAATCTCAAATGTTAACTTTAAAGAACTAGACTTCCAGCCAGCTATCGCAGAAAATGAAAAGATTATTTTAAAAGCGATAGGAGTTCCACCCATACTGCTAGACTCAGGAAATAATGCAAATATTCGACCAAATATGCGAATGTATTATCTTGAAACGATTCTTCCTATAGTACGAAAACTAAACTTTGCATATTCTAGATTTTTTGGGTTTTCAATCGAGGAAGACGTAACAAACATTCCAGCTTTGCAACCAGAATTACGTGATCAATCTCAATATTATTCTGCCCTTGTAAATGCAGGAATAATAACGCCAAACGAAGCGCGAGACGCTTTAGGATTTGAAGCTGTAGAAGGATATGACGATCTTCGAGTTCCTGCCAATATTGCAGGCTCTGCTTCAAACCCCGATGACGGGGGCAGGCCATCTGAAGGAGAAGAAGATGGATAAAGTTTTTAATTTAACATCAACCTTTAAATCTTTTGAAGACGATGACGGTAGTGTTTGCATTACTGGAATGGCAAGCACGAAAGATTTTGACAGAGCGGGAGATACAATTGTGCCCGAAGCTTGGTCAAAGGGTGGATTAAAAAGTTTTGAGAAGAATCCTATAATTCTTTTTAATCATGATTATAATAAACCAATTGGGCGTGCAACCCAAATGAAAGTTACTGAGGACGGGCTAGAGATGAAAGCAAAAATCTCTAAATCTGCCCCAGATTCAGTATCTCAACTGGTTAAAGAAGGTATCCTTGGAGCTTTTTCTGTCGGTTTTCGAATCAAGGATGCTGATTACCTAGAGGAAACCGACGGATTAAAGATTAAGGATGCTGAGTTGTTTGAGGTATCAGTTGTATCTGTACCTTGTAACCAAGCAGCGACCTTTTCTCTGGCAAAGTCATTCGATTCTGAGCAGGATTATGAGGACTTTAAGAAAACTTTTAAAAGCGAGGAAGATTCCTCTTCAATGGAGACAGATATGTCTGAAGAAACACAAACTCCAGAAGTCGACCTAGAAGCTTTTGCGAAGAAAGTAGCAGAGGAAACTGCTGCTAAAATAGCAATGAAGCAGGCCGAGGAGAAAGCTGCAGCGGAAGCCGCGGCAAAAGAAGCTGCTGAAGCAGAGGCCGCTAAGGCTGCTGAAGCAGAAAAAGTTAAGACTCAAATCCAAACTGGCATTGAGTCAGGTGCTGAGAAACTCATGTCTGATATGAAAGAAGACATGGAGAAAGCCACAGTTGACCAAATTGCAGAAGTAACTGCAAAATATGAGGCTCAACTTAAGGAAAAAGCAGAGGAGCTTGAAGCTATGCGTAACAGTAAGCGTGATTTCTCTGATCGTTCTAAGACTCTTGAGTCCTATGGCAAAGAGTTTTTAAATGCGAAAATTCTTGGTCTTATAACTCGAAAGGGCGACGACACAGAATACATGAAGGATCTTCGTGAGAAGACCGTTGGTGTAACTGCAATCACTCCTAGCGTTAAGCTAGATACACTCATCAGCAACACTTTCGAGGAAGAAGTACGTATGTACACTAAGGTTGCAGGCCTTTTCCGAGAAATACCTGTAGATAGCGGAGCAACCGTTATGCCTATCGTTCCTGATGCAACTAATGCAC